TATGCAGAACTGTAAGCAGCACCGCTTCCTAAAGCAGAAGTAATTGCAGTAGAACTTGCGGTAAACCAATCATAAGTTTCATTCAAAGCAGATGCACTTGCAGAATACCATTCGCTTATTGTAGCACCACTAGCATTGGTCCATCGATATGCAGAACTGTAAGCAGCACCGCTTCCTAAAGCAGAAGTAATTGCAGTAGAACTTGCGGTAAACCAATCATAAGTTTCATTCAAAGCAGATGCACTTGCTGAATACCATTCGCTTATTGTAGCTCCACTAGAATTAACCCAATGATAAGCTTCATCATATTTGGAACCACTCCCAATCATCGAAGTGATATCAGCAGAATTACCTGTTACCCAACGATATGTCTGACTGTAAGAAGTCCCACTCGCAGAATACCATTCGCTTATTGTAGCTCCACTTGCATTGACCCAATCATAAGCTGTATCTAAAGCAGATGCACTCGCAGAATACCATTCGCTTATTGTAGCACCACTAGCATTGGTCCACCTATATGCAGAACTTAAAGCAGATGCACTCGCAGAATACCATTCACTTATCTTGGCACCACTAGCATTAGTCCATCTATATGCAGAACTATATGCTCCACCACTAGCAGCAAGTATATTCCCACTTACTTGTCCAATATAATTTGCAATAGCTAAAGATGTAACTAATGAATCTTCAGAAGGAGCCTCTGTAAGTGTTGACAATATATCTCCAACTACTGCTCCACTAAGTATAGAAAATGTACCCGCAACTTTTCCAGTACCAGAAACTATTAGATTTCCACCTATATTAGTTGTACCTGATAATAGAGAAGCACCAGCTACGTGGAAAAATTGTTTAGGATTACTAGTCCCTACTCCTACTTTTTTACCAATAGTACGTAAATATATGTTAGTGTTATCATTACCAAGATGCATAGCACCTCCGTTCTGATAGATATGGTCTGTTTGGAAATGCATCGTACGATTATCAGCACGACTTGTTAATCTTAATACTTCTCCATTAGAAGAAGAATTTAATAAATGTAAAGCGGGTTGATTAGTTTCATTATTCCACATAATACTGGTACCCGCACCAGATACGTGTAGGGGTGTGTCATCATCTGGTATAGTTCCGATACCAACTTGATTGGCTATTCCCTTAGGATATAACTTACCAGAACTTGATATCCATAATGCACCGGGTACGTTTGTTAAATTAGAAGCATCGCCATAAAAATTGGTACCTGAAATGATACCACCACTGATATAAAATAATGTTTGAGCACCTGAAACTACTTTTACTTGATAACCTGAAGCTCCTGATATATGTATTTTAGCCGAAGGTTCTTTGGTTCCTATTCCAACATTAGTACCTGTCTCGTGACCAAATACACCCGCAGAAGCTGATGACCAATAAGTAGCATCAGATAAAGCACTTAGGTCTGCTTCCCAAAAAGCAGTTGTTCCAGCTAAAGCACCTGATAAGGTAGTTCCCACAAGTGAAGCACCTGTAGTATAATAATTCAAATCAGTTGCTGTTCCTGTGATTGTAAGGGAAAGTTCATTTCCCCCGTTTAAATAAAAATTAGTTGTATTATATGCTAAGTCTAATGCATTTACTCCGGTATCAATTTTAATAGGATACTTAGTTCTTGCATCTACTTTAGCATAACGTTTAGCGCCTCCACCACTAGTATATACCTGATAAGAAGTAGCTGCCCCACTAGCAATATCGGCAACGATATTTTTCTTTCCAGTTCCTCGGCTTCTTCCTGCTCTCGGCATCTATATTCCTATAGCTCACGCTAATTAAAAAGGTTTGGGGTTTTTGAGTGGAACCCCAGAACCACTTATGCTCATCAGCCTTAACTGTGTATTAAAATACAACCAGTCTCAGGTTTGACAATCTTCAATCCATATCTCATAGACATATATGAACCAACGATACCAAAACCGGGATTAGCTTCTTCCACAGTTAGACCACGTCTCTCGACGTACGCTACGGGTCTTTCTTTTAAGTCGAAAACACCAAATCTTCCTGATGGAATCCAAGGGCTTACTCTTACGTTCAAACCGTACAAGCTTCCTACAAGTCCGCTACCAGCAGTTCCTCCTAATGGAGAACCTTGCAATGTGGCTTTAGTCGCTGTACCTGCAATACCACCATCTGGGGTGACATTTGCAAACGCAGTTGTAAAGTCTGCTAAATCTAGTAATGATTTGTAGTGAGCAGGTGATATCAATACAGTATCTGCGGAATATCCGTATGAACCAATGATATCAATAGCTTTTGTCAAATCCTGCATTGAAATTATTCCAGAGCTTGAAGCTGCAGGGGTGTAGTGGGTCCTTTCTAAGCGTGCTTCTGTTTCCAGTCCGTACGCATATAATCGACCACTTCCTACTGAACCACCAGATGCGATAAATCCACCGTAGATGTTTTCATCGAAGTTAGTGATACCTGTGCTTCCTGTCTCTTTAGATAATATTCCAATATCAGCATTTGATATTCCGGTTCCCAAAGTTGTGTCTCCTAGACCAAACACAGCATATATCATATGCTTTGTCATATGTCTATCGACAGCTCTGCGAGCCTCATTGAGTGCCAATTCAACTTCGTTGAATCTTGAATCCTCAATCATTCTTCTGGTTACACCGACTGCTATACCCCATTCCTTCACAGAAACACGCTCGGAGCGTAGTTTAGTGTGTTGGTATTGTGGAGTGCTTCCTTCATCAATCTGTTCTAGATTCATAGATGGAAGTCTGAAAGTCAAGTCAATGTTTCCTCCTGTGTCTGTGGACATACTGTCTGCAAACAATTGCATAACGTCTAAATCTGTGACGTTATAATCTTCTAATGCATCTTTGTAGTCAACTAGAATACGTTCTCCCGTACCTCCAGTTGCTGCATATGCTCCTTTGTTTACAGATGTGAGTACTCCACCTTCTGTTGTTATTGTTGCTATCGCCATAGTTTCCTCCTTACAGTAACATCACCTTTTTCAAAGTTTCTGAAGCTGTACCGTCTGCTAGACATATAGCGGTTGCGTTAGCGTTGTTAGCAGCTTTTGCTAAGGTACCAGTTGTACCTCTTGCTTCTAACATAGAACCAGCTGTTGCAGCTGTTCCACTAACCCAAGCGTTCAATAGGATACCACGTCCAGAAATTACATTTACTACGTTACCGGAAGTTGCAGCTGTTAAAGCTACACCCAATACACGGCCACCACTTACAGTTGCAGCATCGACTTGTTCGTCTGCTGCAGTTAACTGCAATGGGTCACCGGCGTATATAGTACTACCAGCAGTAAATGGTAAAATTCGTCCGGGTGCTCCCCCATCGTTCAACAGAATTTCTGTTGTCAAATTACTTTTTGCCATATTTACTTACCTCTTTTTTATTTGTCAAGGGCCTTCTTGTTGAGTTTAATTTTTCCATTAACCATAGAAAATGTTCTCTCGACCTGTGGCTCTTGTTCTACAGGCTTATTCTCGGATTCGTGAGCTTTACCTTTACCGAAAGTCTTTTCAGACTCAGGTTCTGGCATTGAACTTAGTGCCTCCGCAAATCCTGTTAGACGTGTTTCTTCCCAATCAGCAAGTTCTGCTGCTCGGGCTTCCTGTCCATCTTCTTTGATTCTTCCCAAAATGACCTCTTTAGAGATTACGTTACCAACAAGTTCAGTTTTGCGTGCTGCAATTTCTGATGCTTGTCTCTCTTCCTCGGCTTTCTGGAATGCGGCGACTTGGTTCATAGCTTCTTCATATTTTGATTGCAAATCAGAGTAGCTAGTATTAACTTCGTCTAATTGCTTCTTGTATGAAGCGAACTCACGTTCCAACAATGTTTCAGCGTTGGACGATTTAACGTCCTTTGTTTCTTCGCTCATTGTATCTACCTCTTTGTCAGTCCCTTTTTGGGACTCATCTTCACACGTATTTCCTTGTGAACAAGAATCGCAACAATGCTCTTCCTTTTCCTCATCGTGTGAATTACATTTCCCGTCAATAGTACATTCTTGGCAAACAGGTGTAGAAACATCATTTTCAATAAATGACACTTCAACAGGTCTTATGTTAGTTGCATATGCATCTCCCATCACGTTAACATCTTTAGAAAACCAGTCGATACTGACGTGTGTGACATCCCCCTGCTTTACTTTTTCAATCATATCATTAGCTCGCGCGGTTTCCTCGGAAACACGAGCCAACATTTTAATGGCAATTTTGCCATTGTCCATTTCAGAAACTTCTGGATTAATCGCTGTCCCTATCAATTCTTCAGGTGTTCGCTGATGATTGACGTATATAGGCAGCTCTTTAAAAGCCTCTACACTATTCTTAAGCATTTCCGGCTCTATATAAACCTTTTGCTCTTCACCCTCAATTTCGTAGTCGTGGCGACCAGAAGTAATAGCAATAATCGGAAATTCTACAATTCCTTCATCACCAGTGTTTTCTAAATCTATATCTTGGATTTCAAAATTCATAGCAAAGCTTCTTTGAGTTTCACCTGAATTAGTTTCAGCAAACTCTTTTTCATTATTGCCATTTTCTTCTGCCCACATTAGGCACATATTACGAGCCATAGACTCGTGTTGCTCTATCCCCTTTTTCTTAAGTCGGGGTCCTAACTCTAGTGTACACTTTTCGAATGCAGTCATTAGACTTCCTCCACGATTACTTTCTTTGTAGATTTAACATCCTTATCTGATTTCTTTGAAGCGGGTGCACTTTTCTTTCTGTCACCCGTCTTATTAGCAGATGGTTTGTTTCCTCTATTTTCTGTTCGGCGGCTTTCTTCTTTCTTATCTTCATCTCTGCCACCAGCAACATTTACATTCTCGGCAGTTTCCATCATTGGAACTACTCCCTCTGGGTCAAGTCCTCGCTCAGCTCTTACTTCTTGTGGTGCTAAGACACCTTCAGATAAATAAATCATATCTGTCTTGGCTTTTGTAAAGGCGTCTTCAACATTTAATGCTCTAAACACAAATCTAGCGTCTTCCGACAACTGTGGCATTAATTGAGCGTTCATAGCTGACTCTACTGCTTTTTGTAAATATTTAACGTAAGGTTCAAAAATAGGACGTGCCTGTTCTGGGTTTGTCCACATAGTTCTAGGTATTTTAAGTGCCATATGGATTTTATCTAATAAATCGTCAGTATATTTTCCATATTCAAACGCACGTTGCGTTCCTTCTAACTCTTTAATCTCTATGTCATTACCGTGTATAATATCTTCACCGGGTTCTAGAGAATTAAATGCACTAACAATTTCATTAATCTTATCAGGGCCATAGGGCATATCAGGAAGCCCGGCGGAAATGTCGAACCTAGATACGGCATATTTGTTAAGTGCGGCTGCGATGTCTCTTTCTGCATAATCTTTTAAATCTACTAAATATAGTATAGGATGGATATCTGATAATCCATAAGCATAATCGTCAAAGGGATTGTTTTTTAATTCAATAATCTCTTCTTCTGTAAATCTAACATTTTCTTTATCATCACCAGTCTCTTGGTAATAATACATTATTTGACCGTGCTCATTTCTCTTTACATATAAATTTTGAGAAGAACGTAAAACTAAATTATCACCAGTCCATTCTAAATACCCTGTTCCAAAAATTCGGGCATTACGCAACCAACTGTATATTAACATATCAACATTGATGTTGACAAACATTTCTTCAATCTCTTCTCTTTCCTTTTCATTATCGGTTACAATGTCGTAACCATCTTTAACTGCATAAAAACACGGTAAATCAATTAAAGACCTTATCAAAGGGTCAGCTAAGTAAACATTCATATAAGTTCTATTGTCACCAATATGAGGTTCATAATTACGGCCGGGCCATTCTCTTTTAAGTTTTAATCTTCGAATAATACCTTCTCCGTAATCCAAAGGTTTATCTTCTTTAAACTCAGGATTTGAACCCACACTTGCAAAACTTCTTCTAAACCAGTCGCCAAGACCCATAGATAATCACTCTTTAATAACAGCTAAGCTCCTATTAAAAGTTATCCCTATAAATTACGTAAATTCCTTTTAAATGGTGTGTTTCTGCGTCTTCCAGTGGTTATTAACGACGCTCTACTGTATTTTCCTTGCCCTGTATTTGCTATACCTCTTTTAGCAATTGAGGTTCCAGTAAAGCTACCTTGTTCAGGTAACATAGATAAAGAAGCGTGGATACCTAAAACACTACTATCACAATAATCATCGTGCTTTCCAGAAGGTGCCATTATCTTTTCTGTTTTCTGAGTCGCATCCATAACATATTCGATGTCTGTGTGTTCTCTATACCACTTCCAAACTAATTTAGCTGAGTGTGGTTCTAACGTTTCCGGGTTCGGAACTTTGATAAGGCCTTGCTGCATAAATGATACATAATCGCGATAAACATATGTTTTACTCCCCTTTGCTCCTCCTGTAAAAACAAAAGGAAGAAAGTGTATACTTCTTGGTATACATTCCATTCTTATTTCTTGTTCTATCGCTCCACCTATTCCAGTGGCATCAATTATTACTTTTGATGCTTCAAACTTTTCAGCAACCGTTATTATTCTTTCTCTTTGATATGGTATATCGTGCCCACCTGTCTTAGGGCCAATTTCTTCTAAGTATAATAGTCGGGCTATATTTCCGGCATCAGATTTCTCTGTTCGCCATACACAAATAACAGTACTATTAACAGATTTCCCAATGTCAACAGATACAGTATTATTAGTACCCACTTCTCGACCTTGCTCAATTTGTTCGATGGTGTATAATTCATAGTTATCGAAACACCTCCTTAAGTGTTCTGGGTTAAATACGCTTGATATACTTTCCACAAAATCACATTCATATTCAGTCTTCCAATAAATAGAATCTTCACCCCATTCCATCATCTTCGTTAACATATCTTCTTCAGTATAAGGTGCCGAATACGCTTCACCCTTTGATACAGCATCTCTCCACGTGAAATGTAGTCTTTCAAAACTTTCCTCATAATTCTCATCGTATAAATATCTAAACATATGATTGTCTTTATTTTTGGGTGTACCCAAATTAATGAATGGGGCATTATTTGCTATAATACACGGCTCTACATTGTCAATAAACAACTGGTCTGCAATTAAAGGACTCTCATCAACTACTAAAAAAGTAGGGTGTTGCCCACGTATGGACTGTCCTTGATTAGAAGGAGCAACTGGAGCTCTTCTCATCACAGTCCCTCCCTTCATTTTAATATGAGGTTTGTTATGTAGTTTGTAATTACTTACTAAACTATCTAAAAAATTGTTATCTTTAAAGTGACGATATACATAATTGAAAATAAGTGCTGCTTGGTCTTCAGTAGGCGCAATAATAAAAACTAAATCACGGAATCTCTTAAAAAACATATAGATTATTACAGAAACTGATAATGCCCACGATTTCCCACTACCACGTGGGGCTAAAATAGCCATCTTTCGTTGTTTATCTTTATTACCTTTAGGATATGTCAATGATTTAACCACAATTTGCATTTGCAATGGTCTTAACCTTAGTGGTCTTTGTCTATTATCAACTAGATATGTTGAGCAAAAGGCACGAACTAATTTTTCAGTCTTCTTTTCGTCTTTTCTGACTTCATCGAAGAAAACTTCTAGGTTTTTGGAATCAAAGGAATTCCGTCCCGTCAGCGCTGCTTTCAGTTTTTCTGTTTCCTTCTTCACTGGATTCATCATCTTTTAAGTCCCCTAAGAAGTTCATAAAGTTTTCGGTCTTTTTTTCTACCATAGTAGGTATTTCAATATTAAGAGACCTAAACTCAGTATGAATATCGCGAACAATCTGGTTCCGTTGTCGCAATAACTCTGTTCTAGCGTTAACATCCCGAATAGATACAAGAATTTCTTCCCAAAGCACGTCTTCAATAGCAAGATTTCGTGCCAAAAGCCTAACAAGTTCTTTATGACGTTCATATTCTCCTTCACCAACTCGTAGTCTCAACCGAGTTTCGTATTCTTCTACTAAATCTTTCATTTGTATTGCGATTCGGCTCTTTTCTTCTTTAAAGATTTCTTTAAAGCTTTCTTTTTCGAGGGCTTAGGTAATGTACCTCCCCCTCGGGCTCCCGGTAACCTAGTCATCTTTATTTATTCTTCTTCGTCTTCGTCGTCGTCGTCTGCTTCAGGTTCTTCTTCAGCTTCTGATTCTTCTTCAGCTTCTTCTTCTTCCTCAGCTTCTGGTTCTTCTACAGGTTCTTCTACGAGTTCCTCTTCAACAACCTCTTCTTCGACTACTTCTTCGACTACTTCATCTACTACTACCATATCCATCATCTCCAACATTATATCTACAACATCGTGTATACCTTCAAGTTGTTCTGCCAAATTCTGAACTTGGTCAAACAACTCTTTTACTTCGAAATCGTTCATACTTTAAACCACAGTGTCTATCTATTTAAACGTTTCCTTACTTTTTGCTTTCCATCTTATGTTCTTGTTCTTGTGCCTTTGATTCTATCATCTGGGATTGTTTCTGACTTGCATCATTATAATCAATAACAGCTTGTGCTTTTACCTTATAGAATGCAGTCTTCTCAGCTTGTTCTTGTTTCCACACATCAAGTGCATCTTTGATAATTAGAAGGGCTGGCCCACCTAATATAGCTATCAAAGTTGTATATGCTTCGATGTTCTCAAGAACCTCTGGTTTACTAAGTCCGCTGTGTATAACGAACCCTGCAAAACCAACCCAGAGTAAAATTAACGGTACGGCAATCATAAACATAAAAATATCGTTGAAGGTTACTCCTTCTCCTTTTTCTTTACTCATATCATCAGTCCTCCTTTCTTCTTTTACTTTGTTCTTTTTTCGTTTTGGTCTTTTGGGCATACTGGGAAGTTGTCTTACAAAATGTTTCGTTGCAACAACAAGCATCATCAGTAATATAATCGTACCCACTAAAGCAGAAACAATCGCTATCAGTTCCAATAATGTTATTATCCATTCTGTCACTCTTGTTCCCCGCCTTCATCTAATATTTCATCTAATATTATTTCAAGCTTTGCATTCAGATTATCTAGTTTATTTAGTATTTCAGCTATATCGTCGTCCATTTATTCCTCCTTTTCCTTGCAACAGGAACACGAGCATTTCTCGCAACACCCACAATCCATACAACACATTATTCAGGTGCCTCCACTCTTATCCTTGGGATTTCAAACTGTTGTTGATATGTATAATCTTCCAACTCTTCGTCCCATACAAGTAATGCTACCCACATAGACCATTCACCTTCTGTATTATTAAGTTCTTCAAAAGTAAAATTAAACCAATGGTTATCCCAATCTTCACCGTTAACGGTTAAGTATATATCTGACCAGTTATAATTACCAGATTCTTCGTGCCATACGTCTACATAAACTAAAACAGATGCACTATAATCACTACATTCAGCATCTATATCTGTTAATACGGATATACCTTCTGCATCTGGGTCTACCCAGAAAACAGACATATTATCTGTTTCTTCGTTATGCCAGCCGGGATAAAAATGTACTGATGTAGAATTACATTCAGGTTCTTCGTATTCATCTTCGTAATCACACGAACCGTCGTCTTCAGTGGCTTTATCATCATAATTATTAGCATCTATATCCATACAACCATAAACAACTGTTTCATTTGTGCTACCATTGCCGTCGTTTAAAACTACACAACGTCCATCGTCGTGCGTAGCTTGGTCATCATAATTTTCAGCTTCAGGGTTAGTACATCCATATATAATAATTAAGAAATTACAACTTCCGTCATCAAAAGTAGCTTGGGAATTATAGTTAGTAGCGTCAGTTTGTAAACAACCCCCGATGGGACCAATCTCTTCATCACCATTAAAATAATCGTGTATGATAGACATATTGGCCCCCCCACTAAGAAGTGCAAGTAAAACAACAGTAACGATTGTTCCTATTTTTTTACCTACTTGGGTTTCCCCTATCTTGTCAGCAGCCTTACCTATAGTTTCGAATAGTTTTTCCTCTTCTTCATCTGGTTTATTAGGTCCGCTTATACCCAAAATTTCTCGTTCTTCTTCAGATATAACGCTGATGGCACCATAGTCGTCGCTAGACATCAATTGTATCTTCGCTGGAATCCCTTATAAAGTTTTTGTTAGAAAGAAGTCTGTATATTATAATACTAAGCATAGATATTTTATACAAAGATATTACATACTAAGTTTTACTGTAACAACAATTTTATATACTATCAGGCTAATTAACAAAAATGAAAGAAGAAAATAATAGTGTTTCTTTCAACGTCACGATTGGCGATGATGATACACTCAACACAGTAGAGCTAGACAACTGGGAACCCAGTGATATGCGGTTATCGCCGTCGAAAATTAATTTGTTTCTACAATGTCCTAAGTCATTTTATTACAGGTACATTGCGAAACTCCCCGAAAAGCTATCCTTACATTTGTTTCGGGGTACTATCGTACACGACTTGTTGGAAATAATTTTCACTCAGAAATTTAAATATGCGAGTGGATGGCGTACTGACGAACCAGCAGAATGGGCGGTCTTAGAATTTAGAAAAAGGTGGACCAAACTAAAAACAGAAAAACATTGGCTGTTCGATATGGAAAAAAACGGGGGCCTAGACGGAGACCTGATGGAAAGGGAATCAGTCGATTTGTTGATTAACTTTTGCCACCGGGTACAAAAGAAAGTAGAAGAACTTACTGACTGGAAAGTTGCAAGAACTAGGGATATGGCTTTTAACCAGTTGAAACCGAAATTTGCTGAAATGCGTCTACATAACAAAGAATTTAAGATAATGGGTATAGTGGACGTAGTCGTTAAGGATTTTGAAGACAACATCTCTATTATTGATTATAAAACTAGTAAGCGATACGGGTCTTGGTTACCCGAAGATTACTACCGCCAGTTAATAATTTACTCGTTGTTATATTACGAGGAGACAGGTGTCAAACCGAAGTTCGCTGGAATAAATTGGTTGAGATATGATGACTTGTATATGGTCCACGTTACTGATGATACGTTATCGGAAGCACGTGAGCTAATCAAAGGTATACACGACGAGCTTTCACAACGTGGTACTGATGAAGATAACTTCAACGTAGTACCGCAAAAGTTGTGTAAATGGTGTGCATTCTATAAGAATCCCTGTGAACCGGGGCCTTTGCCACGTTAAGTTTAAATACTTTGGTAAGTGTTTTAGATATCGTGGGTTACACCATTCTAGACCAATTTCGAAAAGTTCGTGCATTGAATGATAACCCACAAACCTCGAGGTGATATAAATGAATGAGACAAACAATAATACTGCCACAAACAATACAGTAGATGATACAAACACAACTGCTGATATTATTGCTACAGTAGAAGAAAGTGGACTGTTAGAGGAACCAATGGTGTTAGCACTTTTGGCTTGTGTTGCTGCATTAGTAGCTTTTGTGTGTTACACAAATCCAGCTATTAAAGCCGCAGTAATGCCAATTTTGAACAAGTACTTGAAAAAGTACGACACTCAAATTGATGCACTGTTGGAATCGAATCTAACAAAAGCACAAAAAGTTGCTTATGAAAAACTTGATGAAACACTCAAGGCTCAAGTAAAAGACGACCTTCTTAGGAATGTTATCTTAACAGCTTGGGATGAAAAAGACGACCAACTTAAAACTTTAGTTAAGGGCAAAGTTAAATCTGCTCTAGATAACACGAAGTAAAATCTGACGGGGACTAGATTCAAAATTTGTCCCCAATTTTTTTTTCGAATCAAAATTTTACCCGATGTGTTTAAAGGGGTGGGGGAAAGAATGAAGGATTGGCCTCTATATACATAGACGGGAGGATACACTGAAAAGTCGTTTTAGAAGGTAGTATATAAGTAAATTCTTAAGTAGTATATAAAGGACACGGTTTTGTAGATATAAGTATATAAGTAATAAATCTCATCACCAACTATATAACATCCCCCACCCATATAGAATTAAGAAAAAGTGACCTGTCCGCAAATAATCCCTAACACTAGATGCCCTAGTGGATACTTTTTTGATGGGGAGAGGTAGTGAATCACCTCGCCTGAGTCGTAAGACTGAGATGGAATCTTACGATGGCCAAAATTCATAGTGAATCTTATGAGACCACAGTCTTGACACACGAAGATAGACGTCGGGAGTAGATACGGGAAGGTATTACGGAGTAGATTCACTGGTCACCTCTTGGTCTGAACTATATTACCTATGAGAGTAACTACCCTACGGGGTATTACAAGAGTCAAATATGGCAAAACAACATCCGAAGAGAGAGAAGATGGCTTACATAAGAGTCACCAATCTCCAATGGAAAGGAATGTTGAGGAACTGCGGTATAATGGGTATACCACATAGGAGTCGAATAGTGATGGGAGAGATTCTCTCAGAGAAATTCGAATCCGGTGAACCCTTCACTGCTAAAGACTGCGGAGATGAGTTAAAGAACAGACTCAAATCCGGTATGTCCGCATCAGAGAAATCCGCGAAATCCATAAACGCATCCTCAGACGAAGATGCAATGGAGGAATTCTTCAACAATCTATCCCCTGAAAGACAGGCGCAATTACTGAAATTGCAAAAGTCCTCAGGGAAACCGTAGACGAGGAAAAAACTAATGGGCGAGTTCTTGGAATTCGTGAAAAGTTTAGAACCTCGATGGGAAACCGATGACCCTGAATTAACAGAGTTATACGAGTTCCTACTCACTAGGTCGTGAGTCCGAAAACAAGAGTCAGTAGTAACTGACAAGGTGCACACAGTTGTGAGTCCCCTACCCAGAAAACGGGGACCTTTATGATTACCGAATTAACCGAAGACCAACTCGAGGAGTCAAATACGACGCGCGAGGGAAACCAACGGAAATATCCGAAAGTGGCACTCAGTTGAGTCCAATCGACCAATGAGGTAAGAGACCGATAAGACCCAGAAGTCGGGAGTCCGAAATCACGGAAAGTCGAGAGACCTTTGAATTCCGGAATACACAAGTGACGGTAGACGACAAACTCCCGCAGGGCATCTTATGATTAATAGATTACTGAATAAATTAGGATGGCTAAGAAACCCACCGGTATGAGTAGGGGTTAGAAGAGGACACCAGTCGACAGACTGAATAAGTGACCCGACCTGAGATGTCAGGACTAACCCCGAAAGGCAGGGATTACATTGAACGCCTCAGCGAGTAGATTGCTGAGAATGCAAGAGATACGGCGCCCCTCTCTGGGCCCGGTGCCGACCCTTGACTTTTTTTTTGTGCTGCAGCGCTTATGAATCCAGCAGATGAGAAACGCCGCGGCATATTGAGAAACGCCGCAGCGTAGCGTAAAAACGCCGCAGCGTTTGCTGTAAAGCCACGTGAGAAACCAAACGCCGCAGCACGCAGCATATGAACGCTGGATTAGGGCCGTAACGCCGGGTGAGAAATGCTTACGCTGTGTTTTGGCTGGCTATGCCGTAATTTGGCTGGCTGCGCCGT